CACCAGGCGATGTACCGTTTCCCCGGCTCGCCGCTGGGGATGTCGCCGTTGCAGTACGCGGCGAAGGTGACGCGGATCGGGCTGAACGCGCAGCAGTTCGGTAACCAGTACTTCGAGGACGGCGGCCACCCGACCGGGGTGCTGACCAATGACACGGTGAAGCTGGTCAGCCAGGATGACGCGCGGACGCTGAAGCAGCGGTTCATGGAGGCTTTGCGGGGCAGCCGCGAGCCGGTGGTGATGGGCGGCGGCTGGAAGTACACCAAGGTCCAGATCAACCCGGACGAGTCGATGTTCCTGGAGACCCAGAAGCTGAGCGACACGCAGGTGTGCCGGTACATGGGCCGGGTGCCGCCGGAGCTGATCGGCGCGGCGAGCGAGGGCAGCGCGATCACCTACGCCAACGTTGAGCAAAGGGCGATGCACTTCTTGACCTTCACCATGTTCCGGTGGATTAAGCGGTGGGAGATGTGGCTCGGGGCGTGCCTGCCGGACGGGATCTACGTGAAGATCGACACCGACGCGCTGGACCGGGTGGACTTCCTGACGAAGTGGACCGGGATGCACATGGCGATCGGGTCGCGGGTCATGACGCAGGGCGAGGGCCGCGTGATGATGGACCTGTCGAACAAGCGGGTGGTGACGATGGCCCCGGAGATCGAGGCCGAGCTCGACAAGCTGGTGCAGCCGCTGCCGCCGCCGGTGCTGCCCGTCAGGCAGGGGGAGTGATGACCGGCGAAGAGAAGCACTGGCCGCCGGAGGGATCGGCACCCCGTGCGCTGCTCGACTTGATGGACTCCGTCCTCGCCTCGCTGACCGTTCTGGGCCTGGAAGGGCGGACGGACGGCAGCTTTGCCTACAACTGCAGCGCGCTGCTCGCTGACGGCCGCGAAGTCGAAGTAGAGGTGTCCTGATGGAGTTCCGATGGGACGGCCCGGCTCAGGTCGGGGCCCTGGGCGACTCGCCCCCGAAGAGCGCGATCAACGCGCTGTTCGCCATCCCCGGTGACAGCAAGTCCACCTCGTCGCTGCCGCACCACGACGTCAGCGACGGCCACGTCGGGGCACCCGACAAGGGCGGCTGCATCGCGGCGATCGAGGCGCTGAACGGCAGCCGCGGCGGCGTGAGCGCCAGTGCCGCGGAGAAGGCGAAGGCGTACAGTCACCTGGCGAGCCACCTGCGGGCGATGGGCGAGACGCCGCCGGCCAAGCAGTTCGCGGCGGCAAGGCCAGTAGAGCTGAGGCAGCAGCGCCGCTCGTCGATGCTGCGGGTGCCCGAGCGGCTGTCGCTGCAGTTCGGCGCGGCGGGCATCGAGATGCGGGCGAAGCCGAACGGCACCGGCGGGACGGCCTTCGAGTTCAACGGGTACTTCGCCGTGTTCAATCACCCGTTCCAGATGTGGGACTTCTGGGGGGATGAGTTCCAGGAGCTGGTTGACCCGTCGGCACTGACCAGGACGCTGGCCAATAACTGCGACGTGCCGTTCCTGATCGGGCACAACGACGCGGGCATCCCGATGGCGCGGACGCGCTCGGGCACGATGACGCTGGGCGCAGACTCGCACGGCGGCTGGGCGCACGTGCCGGGGATGGACGGGTCGCGGGAGGACGTGCGGGCCCTGGCCAGCGCGCATGACCGCGGGGACATGGACGAGATGAGCTGTGCGTTCATGGTCCTGAACCAGCAGTGGTCGCCGGATTACATGGAGCGCCGCATCCTGGAGATGGACATGCACAAGGGCGACGTCTCCGCGCTCGTATTCGGCGCGAACGACGGTACCGCGGGCAGTTCCATGACGGCGCTGCCAGTGGAGGGCTTGTCGCTGCGCCGGCCAACCGGGATCAGCCAGCACGCTCCGGAGCGCCGTGACGGCGGCGGCTCCCCGGATGACAACACGCCGGACTACGACCCGCAGCCGCACGCGGACGACGCTGGCCAGATGGTGTGCCCGAGCGGCTCGTGCACGGTGACGGGCGGGGCGCTGAACTCGGCTGACGCGAAGTACTGCGACCAGTGCGGGCAGTCGCTGTACAGCCAGGACGGGACGATCCTGGTCAACTCTGACGGGGTGCCGGTGGCGCTGGACGGTGACGGGGAGACGACGCAGGCGCTGGAGCGGAACCGCGCGGCGCTGGAGCTGCGGCAGCGTCAGTTGGCGCTGCTGAGCTAGGCTGGCCGTGCGGCAGGGTAGCGAGTCCCGACACATCAACGCACGGGGCACCCTGCGGGTGCGCGGCGCTCTTAGGGGACTTTTCTCCGGACACGGCCGTGTGGGCGCCGCGCATCCATGCAATTGACGCATGGATGATCACCCGCCTATCCTGGCCCTGTTACGGGCATGATCGAGTCCCGCTAGCGCCCCGCCCCCGCCGGGCGGCCCGCCCATCGGCCGGCCAACCTGCAGGCAAGCGCGCCGCAGCACACGAGATGACGAGCCCGCGTCATGTCATCTCGTGAAGGGGCTTCCCCCCGTGGACCTGATTGCCCAGCTTGAGGCGCGCCGTGCCACCCTCCGGACGCGCTGCGAAGAGCTGAACACCGCATCCGCCGGCCGTGAGACGCTGAGTTTCACCGCTGAAGAGCAGACCGAGTACGACGCCACGTTCGGCGCCATCGGCGACATCGACACCCGCCTCGTGCAGCTCCGCGCCGAGCGCGACCGCGAGACCCGTGCCGCCAGCCTGCGCGCAGGCGACCCCGCGCCGGTGACCGGCAACGCGGGCGGCACCGGCGTCCAGGTGACCCGTGAGCCGACCATGTACGGGCGGCACTCCAGCCACTCCTACTTCCTCGACCTGCTGCGGACCAAGCTCGGCTACGGCGACGGCGACGGCGGTACGCCTGCCGCGTCCGACCGGCTGCGCAGGCACCAGCAGGAGCTGTCCGTCGAGCTGCCGTTCCGCGAGAAGCGGCGCGACGCGCAGGCGGACCGCCAGATCGAGCGGCGCCTGTCCGGCGAGGGCCTTTACGACGACTCGCGGGACGGCCGGCGCATGGCCCGCCAGGAGCAGCGCACCCTTGAGCGCTTCATGGCGCTCGGCGTGCCCGTCTACGAGAAGCGCATCATCTCCCGCACCGACGGCCAGGGCGGCTACGAGGTTCCCCCGTTGTGGCTGGTTGACGAGTACATCCCGTACCTGCGCGCAGGCCGCCAGTTCGCCGACCTCTGGCACAACTTCCCGCTGCCCAGCGGTACCGACTCGATCAACATCCCCCGGTTCACCGTCGGCACCGCGACCGGCACGCAGCAGGGTGACGGCGCCCCGGTGCCGGGCCGTGACGCCGCCGACAACTTCGTCCAGGCGCGCGTGATGACCGTGGCGGGGCAGCAGGACGCGGCGCTGCAGCTGCTCGACCAGTCGCCGCTGAACTACGACGAGATCATCTTCATGGACCTGACCGCCGACTACAACATGCAGGTCAGCGCGCAGCTGATGCTCGGTTCCGGGTTCCCGCAGCTGAACGGCCTGTTCCAGACAGGCAAGCTGTACGGCAACGGGACGATCGGCACGTCCGGCGGCACGACCTCCGGGTACTTCACCGTGGCGACCGGCACGACCACCGCGCAGTGGGCTGGCACGGCGAGCCTGTACACTGGGGCCGGGCAGCTCAAGTCGAACCTGGGCCGGCGGCGGTTCCTGCCGCTGACCGCGTGGATCGCGAACCCGGCAGTCTGGGAGGCGCTGGCCACCGCGGTGGACACCACCGGCCGGCCGCTGGTGCCGCCGGACCAGAACGGCGGCCCGCTCAACGCGCTGAGCACCCTGGGCAACCAGGTTGTCGAGGGCCTTGCCGGCAAGCTGAGCAGCCTGCCGTTCTACGTTGACCCGAACATCCCGCTGACGTTCGGCGGCACCAGCGCGACGCAGCCGTACATCGGCGCGATCAGCAACGGCCACACCGCCCCGGTTGACGGGTCGGGCGGCACGTCGACCAACGCGAACGTGTACACGCCGCTGATCGGGGCCCGCTGGGAGGACCTGTTCTTCTGGGAGGGCGACTTCCGCACCCGGGTGCTGTCCGAGGTGCTGTCGGGCTCGCTCGCGGTCCGCTTCCAGGGTTACGCGTACAACGCGTCCATGCCGAACCGCTACCAGGACTCCAGCAGCAACCTGGTCAGCTACGGCAACGTCAACTCGGTCGGCACGCTCGGCGCGGCCCTCTCGCAGGGCACCGCGGGCGGCCTCGTCGGCTTCTGACCGGCCCTATCCGATCCATCTAAGGGAGAAGGACTCCACGTGAGCGATCTCATTTCCGGCCGGTACCCGGACACCGAGGAAGAGTGGCTGCTCGACGGCTCGCCGCTTCCGCCGTACCGGCGCACGATCAGCCGCCGGGACATCACCAACTCGGCGATCCCCACCGTCACGACCCTGAACGTCTACGCCGTCCCGGTGCAGGCCGGCGACATCTTCAACTACATCTCGTTCCTGGTCAAGACGGCCGGCGGCACGCTGACCCACTCGTGGGTGGCGCTGTACAACGGGGTGGCAACCGGTGCGGCGCTGCTGGCGCAGGCGGCGGACAACACGACGGCGACCGGCTG